CAAGTGCAGAGCTCATTCACGGAGTCTCGTTGTCGAATGAACTTGCTGAACACCGAGTCCAGCTCCTTCACAATTCTGCTTCTGCTTCTCTTCTTAGCCATGAAACACCTTCCTTAATTGATTAACCTTGCCCTGTTGCTCAAGTGCATCGACTACTCTCTGCTGCTGTCTCAACCTTTCTCTGAGGCTCTGCAAGCACTCTTCCAACTCCTGAGCAGTATGAGCTACATAGTAGCCTCGCGAATTTGAGCATACCATTGGAAGGAAGTTGTGGATACGAATTGCGCTGATAATTTTCCTGAGCTTTACAGGATTGAGCTTGTAGTCCTTGAGCCTTCCTGACAAGTTCATCTTGTTGCAGATCTCCGTTCCTGTGATCGCCTTATCCTTGCCAATCTTGGAGCGAAGTCCTGCCACAATTAGCGGCAGAACCTCTTGCTCCTCGAATTGGTTTAAGTCCTCGGTTATTTTCTCGAAGCCGGTCAGCATCAGAATGGACTACCATCATCTTCAATCTCCTGAGCTGGAGCAGAGCCTCCAATCGTTCTGTTCACTTTCCAAGCTACAAGCTCGGTGAACCATCTGTCCTTCCATTGTCTACTTTCGATGTTGAACATTACGGTAACCTTGTCTCCGACCTCGTGCTTAAAGCTATCCATTGCCTTACCGAACATGGTAAAAGCGTAGTAGACTTCCTTGTCATTGTAGCCATCGTTATTCTTGATGACCAGCTCTGCCTTGTTAAACTCCTTGCCAGCATTTGAGACTCCTGACTTGTCTGTGTACGAAACGATTGTTCCTCGAATGTCCATTATTTAGTTGTTAATTGATTATAGAATTGATTGCACTCTGTGATTCTGTTCTTGATCTGATCCCAAGCATCCTCGCTCCATTCGACCTCGAAGGTCTTGACTCGAAGCTCAAGAGGAACGTGTCCGAATGTCATGTTATTCCTGACCTCAGCCTCAGCCTCTTCCGAGAGTTCTCCTCCTCGGTATGCCATTGAGTCCAGCTCTCGCTGAATCAAGTGCTCAGGAGTATCAACAAGGCAATAGTCAAGGAACGCTTTGCGCTTTCCTGTTAAGGCCATGTAACCCATGAGCTGCCAATAGTAGTCCTTGTTCGGAATGTCCTCATCCAGCAGGGGGAATGTATCAACTCCCCAACTGCACTTAATGTCTCGAACTGAATCCTCAAGGATACGGTCAGGAGTTCCGGTCAGGTAGTCATTTGTGAAGTGCTCCTCGTTTTTGACTGCGGCAAAGGGATCAAGCTCATATCTCTCAGCAACCAAGTCAATGGCTGCATCTTCCATGATGATTCCTTTGTCGAGATACTTATTGGAGAGCACTCTCCGAACTCCGAGCATCTCCTCCTTGACTATCTGCTTGATACAAGATTGAGCCGTTTTGGATAGCTCTCCTTTCTTCTTGGAGTTGGTCATCACCTGACCAAGTGAGCTGCATCTTATCTTCATATCTCGTCTTTGTGCTTCATAAGCTGGTCAAAAAAAGAATCTACAATTTGGTCGCAGATAGGATTGTCAAACTCTTCGTCAGTTACAAACGGCTTCGATTCCTTGTCAGTCATCCAAGACTCAGGAGCGAATGGATAACCACCCAACCCGATCGCCATGTGGAATCTCATTCTTGAATAGCCAACCGTCATCTGCTCAAATGTTGAATTGTCTAACCAAAGGTTCAGCCTTCGGTGAACTTCTAAAGCTATTTCCTTGTATCGTTCTTCTGTCATGACTTCTGAGCGTTTGAGGCTTTGACAATCTCCTTCCAAGTCGAGTCTGATATTTGAACGTGCTCTGACATCTCCATTCTGCTCATGCCTTCTCCATATCGGGCCACACAATGTTCGAACATCTGTGTTCCTTTCTTGATTTCCCTCTTGGTTGGCTCCTGAGCCACTTGCTTTCCAGCAGCATCATTGTCCTCGTCTGTTACGATTCCGAGCAGAGAGCTCAGAGCATATCTTCGATAGTAAGTAATCGCAGAGCCGTCAGACTGGAACTGATTCATCCCTTTGAGCATAACTCCCTCGGGTATCTCGATGCTGGAGTAAAGCTTCTGCTCCGTCTCGATATAAACGAGAAGCGTGGTTACCGATCTGCCGTCCATCGGCTGAAGTAATACGAGGCCATGCTTCCTCAGAATCGGGTCAATGATTTGCATGATGGTCGGAAGGTCAGCGTACTTGTATCCGTACCCCTGAGCTCCCTTGTTAATTGCTGGACAGTCCTCCTGAAATCGAGAGAGTGCAGCGTAGATATTATCTGTCTTTTTTTCCATGATTAGACTTAGTTAATGAATTGAGTTAATGGTTCGTAATTGATTCCGCGTTCACGTAGAAACTCGGCAGTAGTTCGGTAGATGCGCTGGGCATCAATTCGCCTGTTCGGGCGATAGTTTGACAGGCAATCAACTACGGTACTCCTCGGATAGCCTGACCTATCCGATACTGCCTGGATTCCTCCGCTTGGCAGCATCTGAAGTACGCTCTTGAAATCTTGATGTTTTTCCATTTCGCTAAGATAACAATTGAAAGACAAGATTAAAAGCTGATTGTGCAGCGTTCTCGTAATAAACTGGCTGATCCTCATCCCAGTCATCCCATAGTTGAGAGTCATTGGTTGGCTCTGAGCCGATGTGCTTCTCTCCGTTGATGGTCATCTCGTATACTATCCGATATGATGCGCGGCCTCCTCTCTTGATGCTTATGTAGTGCAGTTCTACTCCTTCCGGAAGCTCGATGTTGTGGTTTGTGTAGTTCATTAGATTACAGACTTTTGAATGGTTACGTTGTCGATGGTGATGAAGGTGAACTCGTCATAAGGAAGCTCGAGGTCTGTGCAGATGTCAGCGAAGTCAATGCGCTTGAGAACGATGTTCGTGTCTGCATCCGTTTGAAGTGCCATATAGACCAGCATGAATACTGGCTTGTTCTTGTTCATCATTGTGTCCTGATAGGTTGCCAAGTAGCTCAGGAACTCTTTTCTTGTGTACTCTTTTGTTTCCATTGTTTGAGATTTGCGGAGATGGCTCTCCAGGTTATTTTTTAATTGGTTGAGCAGTCTTGAGGAGCTTGCTCTCTTCCTTGTAAACTTCAACGATCTGCTCACCAGTTGAATCGTCAATGTAGTAGGTGATTCCGTTGATGGTGATAAATACTGACTCTGCACTTCTGATGTCTATTTTCATAGCGTTGTTTTTAATTGATGCCTCAAACATACACATTTTTGTCATTATGACAATACTTAGAGCAAACTTTTTTTCTAAGTGCTTGATAATCAGGGAGAAAAATTTAGTTAGCGGAGAAGTCGAAGTTGCGATCAGCTACCATTCCAGCAAGAAACTCCTCGCAATTGACCGACGCATTGAAGATCACATCCATCTCATATCTCATCTGTCGCACCTTCCAGTATAACAGGCCAAGCATCACAACCGAGCAGAGCATCAGGATTGAGAGAATTATCAGCAGGATCGAAATAATTGTAAGGAGTACGCTCATAGGATTGAGTTGATAACGGTATGACCTCCGATGATAACTGCACAAGCAATCGCTGGCTTCTTGCCTCTCTTCGCGTAGGCAAATGCGTACTGATCCGCATCTATTCCACAACCGACCTGAGTCCCGAAGATCACTCCTCTGTTCGTTGTGTAGTGTTCGGTATAGCATTGCGTATGCAGATGACCTTGAACCGTGCTCTGCATATCAGCTCGACACTTGGTTCGTGCCGTTCCTCCCTCACCGTGGACATATTGAACATCATCGTATTCCACTCGGTCGGAGAATGTCCATCCGGGAGCGCTGAGGACTTCGGAATATGACTTTATCCAAGCCCTCGGAATCCCACCTGTGAACGCTTTCCTTGCTACCATCCTGTCATGGTTTCCAATAATCACATCAGCAACTGGAAATGTAGAAACCCATCTCTCCAGCTTCTTGATAGCCAGCTCCAACTCATCTCCTCCTCCGAGTCCATCTGCATCAGTCTCGTGATAACTGGAATAATGGTTGTCGATGATGTCTCCTATAAAGATGACGTTGGTGCAGTTCCACTTCTGATAACTCTCAACACAATGATTGAAGTATTCCGGCAGAGAAAAAGGCTCGTGCAAGTCTCCTACCACAAGTATCCTCCTTTCCTGACTCGTCAAGTTATTGAAAGCAGCCAGCCGCTGACCGCTTAACCTCGGTCTCTGTTCAGTCGGTTTGCGCATGAAGCAGTTTAGCGAACTCAGGATCCAGCTTCTCAATCTCAAGTAGGTCAGACTCCCAAGCTCTATCTGCTTCCATCCTCTCCTCCTTCGTGGAGCTCTTTCCGAGATTGGCCTGTCGGCTTGCGTTTCTTCTTAAATACCTATCAATCTCTTCGCGCACTCCTTGATTATCGTGATATGTCATAGCTGGTAGCCTAATAGTCCTGTGATTTGATGGTTTGTACTATATCCGTAGTCAACTCCAAAGATAAGCCTCTTGCGGAAGAGCATCAGGCCGCCTCCGATGGCTGGACCCGTTACTCCTTTGAAGTTGGTCATCACCCCTCCTCTTGCATATACTCCGAACCGCAACCTCTCTGCTGGAGATTGCAAGCTGATCTGCAAGTTCTCACTTCTGTTCTGATAGTTGCTCCATGAGACTCGGACTTCTGACTCCTTGAATGTCGCAGTTGTATCGTAATTGAGCTGCTCCGAGAGCCATGTCTCTACAATGCTCACCGTATCAACCAACAACAACGTATCTAAGACGCGTTCAATCTTCTGAAGTGTTATGGTATCAAATCGAACAGAAACCTCACGAGAGACATGCCTAACCGTGTCGGTTTTCCAGCGATCCACATATTCAACCTGTGCAACAGGCTTCTCGATTGTAATTGTCTCAGGAGCTGGAGCGTTACATCCACGAGCACCGAGCA